AGGTCCAGCGGTAAGGTCTGGAGTTGTGGGAGGTAGGCCAACCCTAGGGTAACCTTGGTGGCTGTTAGGCCCAAGGTTACAGTTCCTAAGGCTGAGACAGTATACGGCCCTACGACCGCGCCATCGGCCACACCAACAACACTCTGACCTATCAGCTGGGTCAATCCACTCACGCTCGTAATCGGGGTCCATATGGTGTAACCTGTGGTTACTGGAAGGGGTTTGTTAGTGTATTGGTTAATAAGGGTCGGAGGACGGACGACGGTGGCAGTTATACGTGTGGAGGAGGTGAAGCCGGTAATCGTATAGATCCCTCCCCCAACACGGAGAATCCAGCCATTGGTGGCCATCTGAGCGGTGAAGGGAGCTCCACCTGAGTCTAGAAAGGTAACTGAGTTGCCGACTTGGCTAGCGTCGTCAAGGCCGAGGATGGTGCTGGTTAAGGACAGCGCAGGTTGAGTTTGCAGCGCACAGTCTACGCTCCAAGAATCTTCGTAGCCATAGGTAAAATATCGATCGGCCATGCGTTCGATGTAAGAAACTTCGGCTCCTTGAATCAACCGTTGGACTACTAAATAGACCGCGTCAACCACATTGCCGGTTGAGACTGTCTCAATTACCGAGCACACTGATTGAAACTGACCATTGGTATCATGATGAGCCCAACCAATAAGCTCTTGTTCTTTTACATATCCAAGAGACAGCATTTGCCCATCGCCTCGGATAGCCCACAGGGTCTTGAACGGCTCCTCAGCCCAGGCCCAGTCGAGGAGGTAGTTGTTGAAGAAGAGATGGTTGGAGAGGACGGAGATGTCCGAGCCGGTAAAAAGTTGAGCATAGAGGTTGTAGTTCAGACTCCGAACATAGTTGCCCTTGTTGGTAGTATAAAGGGCATCGGAGTTGATCTTAATCGGGCGCAGGTCGTTGGTACCGTTGAAGGCCTGGGGCTGCGCGGTGACATTGATGGGGGTAATGGGGACCTGTGTGGAGATGCCGCCACCGCCATTGATCAGCCATGCACCTTTGCCGGTACCGGCAATGATTCCAGTGGGAACTGGGAGCAGCCAACGGATATCGTTTAGTTCCTCGGAGATAATCGTTCCCGAGATTGCGTCGTCATCCTGAATCGGATTCGAGACGTTGAAGTTAAAGAAGCTCCCTGGCTGGGAGAAGTTGAAGGATTGCACAGCCTGAGCCTGTCCAGCGAAGGCAAGGCGCTCTTGGATGAATCCCGGGACGCTGGGATTACCTGCACCAGCAGTGCCGATCGCTGCCGTAGCTGCTGCTCCGGCTGGGGTGTAAGTGACAGCCGGCACAGAGGTGTATCCAGCACCGGAGCTAACTGGAATATTTGCGTAAACCCCCCAGGTGAAGCTGACCCCGAAGCCAGCGGTGATAATCCCGCCAAAGGAGTTACTCACCGGCGCTACCGGATTTGTGGGCGTGCTGCCACTGAGGATTGACCCAACGCTCACAAGGCCCACCGATGAAATTGTCCAGATATTCCCAGTAACATTGGTGGCGGTAAGGATGCTTAGCACCACCCCGGAGGGGAAGAATAGCAATCCACCAGCGGGGCTACCGGTGTGGACCACGTCTTGATTACCCGCAGCGTGCGTAATCGCACCCAGCACCGATACATTTAGCGCTGCTACCGCTGTAGCGCGGCTTCCGCTAGTCGGTGCTGCAACGGTCACGACCGGAACTGATGTGTAAGCCCCAGGGGCTGTGATGGTGTATCCAGTAACCCCCGCACCGAGGAAGGGGTTCTTAACCACCGGCGGGGTTTGGCTGAAGTCAGGGCCTACTCCAGGATAGGATTCTGTGAAAACTGTGCCAGTAACATTACCAACAAAGCCATATTGAACCCCGAGACCGATGGTGGTACCCTGAACGGGGTCTGTTTTGTAGACATTGTAGCTGGTTGCGTTAGGAACAGCGGTCCAGGTGATGGTGTTGGTGCCAGCAGTGGTGCCGATGAAGTTCAGTGGGGTTAGGGTTAGCAGCGGAGCGGAGGTCTCTGACTCTTGACCATTGGCATCTACGGCGGTGACGATGTACCCATAGCCCCAAGTGCCCGCGCCGAGGGTAGATGCACCTACCAACCCAGTGGGGGCAGGGCAGGTTGAACCGATGGTGATATTGGCTAGGGTCCAGCTGGTCGGGGCGGTGATGGTCAGGATTGCCGGTTGGTAGCTTGGATGGCAGAGGATTAGGGAAGTTACATCCTGCACCCACTTGAGCCCAGGGTTGCCGGTGACGGGGTTCGGAAAAAGATCGGAGACGTTATAAGGACTGGTAATGGTATAAACTCGGTGCGCAAAGCCACTGCCAGTATAGGCACCGAAGGTAGTGGTATCAATGGGGTTACCATTCAAGTCAGTTAGGGTATAGGTATTGGCCCCGGTCTTGACAACGATGTAGTAGTTACCGTTAAGTTGAACCATACCACCAACTTGGTGCATTAACACCCAATCGCCAGTAAGATATCCGTGCGCAACATCGGTGACTTCCCCAGGATTGGCTTGAGTTATTCCAGAAATAACTGTGCCCGTCTCAACAACCGGTGCGCCGTTGGAATGGAACCGGATGTAATTTTGCCCAAACTCGAGAACGTAGGACAGCGAAGTCGAGGGCTGGAAAGGAATAATCCGGGCGCCAACAGACTTAGCTTGGTTGATGAACTCCGTGCCCTGCCGAGTCGAAGCACCGCCGCCGGAATAGTCAACGTAGAAGTTCCGCATCAACGCAGCACCGGAATGGTACTTCTGCTGATCGACACGGCTGCGCAGCTTGGGAGCCCACTCTCCCGAGGCGAAGCTAGTTTTGATCGAAGGCTGTGACATTAGTATGGGCTGTAGTAGCTTCCCCAATCGAAGTTCATGTTAGGGCTATACTCAAAGTTCGGTCCAACGCCAAACCCACCTCGGGTGCGTAGGAAGTCGGGGGTGACGTCGTTGACGGTTATGCCCTCATTCCCATCTGCCTTGCGGGCTTCCATAATGGCGTTATTAGCAAGGCTGATCTGGAGGTTGGCCAGGGCCTTATCGCCGGTAAGCTGAAAGGTGAGCCGCGCTGCGAGGATATGGACCCAGGCGTCTTGGAAAAGGGGATCCATCACATTAGGATCGGTGATCTGGGTATTGTAACAAAGGATCGCTTGGGTTTGGTTACAGAGGATCACCCGCTGGGTGGAACCAACGAAGGTCAAGTTGAAAGTAGCCCCGGTGCCAATGCCTGGAAGGCCAGTGGACCCAACGTTGACAGCGCTCTGGCCGACAGGGCCTGATGGCTGTGAAAAGTAGCTACCACTAATAGGCGTAGCTTCGCCCTGAACTTGGTTCACGACGGCTACTGAGGTGATGACACCCCCACCACCTACGGTGAGAACCGCGAGGATAGCAGGAGCGCCTGCATTCATGGTATAGGAGGTGGTGCTTGGTGGCTGGCCGACCGGCGCGGAGTTTTGAACGAAGGTGAAGGTTGGCTGGGCCAAGGCGATGAAATCACCTGCCGCATAATTCACTCCACCAGATGCAATCGCAGCAGCGGAGACGCTGGCGAAGGAGTCGGTGGCGACTACGAACTTTAGCGCAGGGCCTGTCCAGCCGGTTTGCCCAGCGCCAGTTACAGTTCCAGCGGGGTAGATTGGGGTGCCCCCAGCCTGAGTGGTGTATTGTGGGATGATCATCCGCGCACGGAGGCAGTCGACCGGATATTGATACTCATACGACCAAGGCTGCGGTGGCAGGCCACGCTGCCAAAGCGGTGCACCAGCGGTGGGGTTCTCAGGGTTGCCAGGAATGGTGGAGATATAAGCAAGCGGCACCCACTTCGTCACGCAGTCCCAGGGAGCCATTCGATTCAGCTCATCGCGGAGTTGAAACATAATCAGCTGCGCCTGAATGGCCTCGTTGGAGGTTTGGGCATTGAACTCAGCTAGGGTCATATTTGTCCGCGAGCCCATTGCTTGCAGGGCGCGGTTCGCGATATCAAGATTAGTTGTCAATTTGAAAACTCCGTTATAGCTTTTCTACAACTATACGCCAGGTGTATTGTGGTGACCCAGTAAGACCTGACGCTGTAGCATTTGCAAAGACAACAGACCCTGCTATAGCGTAGAAAGGTATTGTTCCAATATTTGGAATTGCGGTATTGGTTGCATCTAACGCACCAAATGGAGTGACTCCAGATATAGCACCAAAATCATCAGTCCAAACATATCCAGTAGTGACAGTCCCAGCCCCAGCAGCGACAGTCATACGTATGTAAGAGTTCAATCGATACCAGCCAGTTTCTGGAATAGTGTAAAGAGAAAAAGTCCCAATAGTCGTGGTATTGCCAGTTGAAACATATTGACCAGCTTTTCGAGGTAAGGCCTGTTCAGCATACGGAGCAGATAGGGTTATGATTGGATCCGCACCTCCGTTTGTAGTATTAACGGAGTCTATAAAATTTACGGACCCGGTCGGTGTGCCAACAACATTCCATTGCTGCGCCGCAGGAATATTAAATCCGACATCTGGTTGGTTGAATCTATTTTGCGCCGGAAGACCGAAACAAAGACCATAAGTAAATACAACAGCTTTCGTACCTGCATTAACTACGCCATTAGGCGAAAACACTAGTAGTTGATTAAATACGTTGGTATCTGCCCTGGCGACCTGAACTCCAGTAACCGCAACAGTATTAGGAAGAAAAATCTGCATGTTGTTAAAAATATTCTGGTAGACATCGGCTATAGTGCCAGCACAATTTCCATCTAGAATTATCCCAGTTGCGCCTGCTACAGCAGGCACTTCAATTACCCAGTTGTTAGCTACACCTTGCATCGTGTTAAGTGCGATAGCTCCAACGCCAAGCGTGACATTTAATGCTACTCCATATACACGGCAATTTTTAATATGCACCCCACGATGGCTTTCCCATGTAGCTACTGAGGTGAGTACAAGACCGTAATCAGCAACGCTTTGACAATCGATGTCAATTCCAGAAAACTCAAATCCAGACATAGGCCCCTGAGCGAATACCATAGTTCCATTGGCCACACTATCCCATCGAAGGGTAACACAGTTTTGAACAAACTGTTTACCATCGCCCATTCCAGATGAAGTGATGCGAACACCATTACGAGTGGAGAGGACTCCGCTGGAGCCATTGCCTGCGTTGATAGTGTTTCGCACGCTGTAGGTGCCGCAGGTGTTAAAGCGGACTTCGCCACCGCCGGGATCGAGTGAGAGGATTGCGTTGTTGATAGCAGCGGTGCTGTCCATTACACCAGTGGGATCTGCACCAAATGTGATTGGATCTACTGTATTGCTAGCGATACTGGCGTTAGGTATAGCTGTGGGAACATTAGGAATTCCGCTGTTGTTCCCACAGATGGTCGCAGGCGGGAACACTCCAGAGCATTGAGCCCAGGCGCTCGGGGCGAAAAGGAAGAATGCAAGAGCGAGTAGGAGTCTTTTCATGGTGAGACTGAGCTCCAAGTCCGCGGGATTCCAGCGGGGGACAGAGTAAAGGCCCCGTAGTTGACTGAGATTTGAATCGAGGCAAGGCCCATGATAGTATCACCAGCAGCAGGCTGGATGGTAATGTGGTTAGTTCCAGCAAAGCCGCCGATGTCGACGATGACGATTGAGGTTCTTGCATTAGCAGCAATCCCTGGAAGTGCTGCTTGCGTTGCAGGCGTGGGGGAAAGAGAGGGAAGAGTGATCGTAACCGCACCAGCAATGGAGACCTGAACGAAGTTCGTGCTTGGATCGAGGGTGTAGGAACCAGCTGCGCTGATACCCAGCTGGTTATGTCTAGGCTGTGGCACAAGGCCGATCGTCGGTCCCATGTCGACCTTCTGCCATTGACGAAACGTCCCGCCTTGATCAAGGTCCAGTTGGGATGGCATCGGATCCTCCAGAGGGCGCAGCAGGCGCAGCCGGTGAATAAGCTTGGGCAAGTGCAACTAGTGATGCAGTGAGCGCCGCCCATTCGACCCCATAAATTTTAGCCGAGAAGCGATGTGCATCACTAGTTGAAATACCATCTCCACACCAGTCTGTTGCTTGAGCAACAGGCCATCGGTTGAAGGGCGCTTGGCTCATGATAGGCGCTGCGAAGCGGCACTCGTTCGTTTCGTGATAGAAGATACAGGTGCCACAGGTATCAGCCATTAGTGCCTTCCTTGCGTTCCGCAGCAACCGTGGTTGGATCCACCGATCCCGACACTCTGGCTCATCTGCCCAGACGGGCCCTTCGGCGGGGAGTAGGGGAGCTCCTTAGCCTGGGTTACCCCACCCGACGACGCCGTGGGGCGTTGGTTGCTGGGGGAATCAGGGCCGTATTCAGAGAGGATATCCCGAGCCATTTATGCCTCCTCGGTGCGCCGGAAGAACGGGGTGGGACTGGGCTTCTCGGCCTCAACCTTGGCTTTGTCGGCCTCGGCCTTAGCCTTAGCTGCTGCCACTGCCTCAGCCTTGGTATCTTCCTCAGCCTTCTTCGCCGTAGCGTCGGCGTTTTCCTTCGCTGCACCTTCAGCGTGGCCTTCGAGTTCACGCTGCGCAGCGTCGGTCAGTGCCTTCAACCTCGGCCACTGATGAGCCAGATCAGAAATCGAAAGCAGCTTATGCACCGCATCCCAATTAACACTCATGTATGCCTCCTCTGGCTTCCGCCGTGGTGGATGGTTTTCCCCGAGTCCTTCGGGGCCTCAAAGCCTCGAC